TAGCCATAGGCTAGTCCTCACGAGGTTGATGGTAGTTTAAAGCTCGTTCACTGTCTGCCACACCCTTAGTTGTTGGGTCAGTTACGATTCCCAAAATTACCAAGATCACAACGAGAGTATTAACACCCTCTTGAATGTTGCTAGGGATATTAAGCCCGAATTGTTGCAACATCAAAAATACTGCTGAGATAAGAGCTACTAGAGTAGCTTTGTTTTGTAGACGTAGTTTAAAGTTAATCATCTTTTTTCTTCCTCCTCGGTAAGATTAAATTTATCCTTATCAATATTTTTCTTGACAAATCTGTCAATGAAGGGAATTTCAACCCCTAGAGCCGATAAGCTAGCTAAAATGCTAGCCCCGTATGCTGATAACATGGCGAAAATAAAAGCATCCATGGCACCGCCTAGATTCATGAAAACCATAAACGGATAGGACACCATTACAATAATCAACATAGCCGTGTGACTGACCAATCCTTTTCGAAATCTACGGCTCGAAAATTCATGGAAAGCCCATGACCTTGAAACGCCCAACACGATATCAGCAACGATAACAAGCATGAGCAGAAACACCCAAAGATGTTCGTCTATGCCATGCTCATAGAAATCTTTGACGACTTCAAACACGCCAAAGATGCCGTCTGGTTTGTGCATTTAACACTCCTTAAAATGTTTATTTAACCCCCATTTTTAAACGCATTACGCCTGTGTAGTATCAGCCAAGATTTCGTCTTCAACTTTATAACGCAACTCACGCAATGCACGTTCGTCTGTACGCATCTCTTGACGGTGTTTTGCGTAGAGTTCGGCATTAAGAAGATTTTCTTGAACGGTAGACACCGCATTGGAATCCACACTAATGAATGTCTGTTTGACAAGGATTGTAGCTCCTTCTTCTTCGACGTTAAATTCTGCATTGATTGTGCGTTGTTTTGTAATTTTAAGTGACATAATTATTTTTTCCTTTCTTAATTATCCTCTGTTAGATATGTGACTGTGCCAGTGTAGATAGCACGGTCTTGTGATTGATTGGTAAGCCTAATCGAACCATCGGATGCAAGATGCCAGACTGCTACTCCAGTGTGATTCGTACCAACGTTTTTATTTGCAACTAAATGCACTGGAATAGCTGGTCTAAAACCACTTGGAATAGTATTAGTCATTGCCCCGTTCTCATACACCCCTACGGCATAGTCTGAACGAATAAGACTGGCAGTTACTATCGAGCCTTTTCTTGCAAGAGACATCTTAACACCCCAACCAATATCAACCTCTTGTTTAACCATCGCTGGCTCTTGTTTCTCTGGTTTCGGCGTGTACTCAATCCATGAGCCGTTAGAATTGCTAGTGACAGTGCGTTTGAACATACGACCGGATACAGTCGTTAGTGTTTGGTGGTATCCAGAAATGCTTTCCACGACTTCCAAATAAGCACTTTCGCTCGATGCTGGATGATTCTTGTAATTGCCTAGAATCGAATAGAAACCGGTGGTTCTATAATCATTTAGGTTAGCTACCTTATTATCAATCGCCACACCATTTGGCTCAGTTAGTTTATGGTGCTGAATTTGTTTCCTGTCTGAGTAAATCAAACCGTTAACATCTAATGCACCCATTTCACGATATTTACCAATACCAACACCATCACGTTCATAGCTCATTACTACTGCATCGGTAGAGACTGTGATAACAAATTCTGTGTATGAGAACTTATCTTCAACACGCCCCAAAACTTCCCATGAAGTATCAGCTGGATATTTACCGTTTAGATTGGCGTCCGAACCGTTTAACTCAGAAATATTCTGCCATTCGTTCGTGCTATCAGTCGTGTAAGTGTCCGTACCGACCTTTCTTGTTTTAAAGGTCAGCTTGGTTGTGTTTTTTTGCGTTCCATTGACGGACAAGGCTGCGACTTTCAAGAATCGTTTCAGTGTGATCGTGTCTAGTTTCTCACCTGTTCGTTTCGCTTCAAAACGTAGTGTTGGATTAAAATACGCTAGGACTGTAACAGTTTTTTCTGCCCAATCTGACCACACACCCCGACTGTCTTGCACTTTAGCCCTAACGGTCATTTGCGTATCGGTCATTGTAGTCGGTACAGTTAAGATACCGCCGTTCGTTTGAGCTGAAGTGTTCCCGCCAACGATTTCTGCGTAGTAACCAGTGACGGATGCCCCTGCTACACCCCTAGCACCGTCAAAAGCTACCTTGATACGAGATAGCGTACTAACAAAATGCGTAGGGCTTGGGATGATGTTTTGTGTAACGGGGTTTGTGTCCGATAAATTAAAACCAGTGAAACCCGGTTTGAAAAGATTGGTCGGGATATTGACCGTGATTCTTCGAATATCCTTACCGACTTCGACACCGTTGTTGTAAGTCACGTAAGTAATCGTTCCCGTACCACTAGACGAGTTTGGGAACTGATTGGCGATTTCAATGGGTGTAATCCATGTAAAACTAGAATCTACATCATCACCAGCTATTTTTTGGTCATAGCTACCGATAGTAACCCAGATAGAATGCCGCATCCATGCTTCACGTTTGGTAATATTGATGGTCACTGGTTTAGCGATTTCAGCCGTCACATCCGCACCATAGCTGGCACGGGAAATAGTGGTCAAGGTGAGACTTGCATTATTAATAGGTATCACCTTGTTATTACTCTTATTCTTAAATTCTCCGCGGTAGTAAATTGTGCGTGTCCCATCTCCATCGTGAGCGACAGTGACCTCTTGGTCAATCAACATAGCTGTTTGATTAGGCTCAACAGTTAATGTGCCAGAATTTGATAAACGTTTCCCGCCGTCATAATCGATGTACGCTTCCCAAGGAACACCAGAAATTTTAGTATCTCCGTTTTCCCAATAGAGCTGTAAACGCACTTGAGATGTATTCCTATCAATGTTCGTGCTAGCTTCATACGCACGCAGAATCGCTTTCCCTCCAGCCATTAATAATTACCTCCTACCCATTTAATTACGTTTCGGTTTGGGTCAATCAAATCTTGTTCTTCTCGATAATATCCAATCTGAATAGCTTTCGAGAAGATACCATTTTCGATGTGGATAACACCTTTATCAATGTACATTACTTCAGTACCCGAACTAAACATAGAAATACGCTTATCTGAAACCATCACCGAGTTAGAACCGTCATTCTTACCGATAGTCAACCCCTCGTTGGATGCTCGCATGTAATTGTCAAGGAAGTTCCAACGCTGAGATGTTTCGCCTAAATCATTTTGCAGTTTCACAATCCGCTGACTAGCTTCAATCAAGGCTTTTTCGGTTTTATTCTTGTTCTCTTGATTGGTTGACAAAAAATCTTGATAAGCCTTCACCCACTGGTTGACCACCGATAGACTAGCCTTAGCTTTCAGCTCCGCTTGTACGATTGAGTTAAGCTCATTCAGTTTATTAATCTGGTCTTGCGTCAACGCACTATCAGCCTTACCGTCTAACTGACTAGCTAGGTCTTTCGGTGACGCTTGCCATGCTCGGTCAGTCGTACCCTCATAACAGTCCAATTCAGTAAAGAATAGTAACGACTCACTGCCGTTAGTAGTACCCGTATTATCGACACGGATGAAACCTTCATCACAGTCTCCAGAGTTGAAAGTGAAGTGAAATTTCTTAACACCGCCTGTGGATGGCGAACCGTCGAAATGCTTGATGTTAACTACTTTACTAAAGTCTTTAGTCTCGTTTGACTTGCGACCAAGGAAATAGATGTCCATTCCTTTCAGATTGCCACCAGCCAAAATCGAAATGTTAAGAGAATAATCGGTATTCCGCTTAACAGGAAAACGACCGGTAGCACTAGGTGTTGTTGTTTTTGTTGTTGAAAGCAAAAACAACGGCTTAGAACCGTTGTAATAAAACTGGTGACTTGAAACAGATAAATTCGAGTTGGGTTGTGTGGCTAACCAATAGCCCCAACCATCCAGATTATCCGGAAAGGCTGAGTTACGGATAAGATTTTCACCACCAACTGACACGCTACCAGTCATATCATTCCACGAGTAATCCGCTGGGTTGGTGCTATCTGTTCTATCAAAGTTGGTGCATACACCCAAATAACGCTTGTTACCATTCTGGATCAAACTGAAACCAGTTCGACCATCGGCACTATCGGCATAAGCAAAGTGAACGTAAGGTGTCCTTCCGTCTGCCCCAGCTTTGCCCGGAATGCCATCCCGTCCATCGCTACCTTTCCACTTGGACCATCGGTAGTCTTGTGGGTTTCGGCTATCCGTGGCATTGAAATCTTGGTACATACCGATAAATGCCTTGTTAGTGTCGGTTTGGCTAAAACCACTACCAGACACGGTGTCAGCGTAAGCAATGTGGGTGTACTGTGTTTTACCATCAGCACCTTTAACACCGGGTATACCTTGGTCACCTTTTGGACCTTGCAAGCCCATGAGACCTCTATCGCCACGCTCACCCTGTGGTCCTTGTGGACCGGTTAAACCACGTTCCCCCTTGTCACCTTTCGCACCCGTGTCCCCCTTAACACCTTGAGGGCCTTGCTCACCGATTTTAGAAACCGAGTAGCCTGTTTCGTTCGTGTTATCGGTATAACTCCAAACGGTTTTCGTCCAGAGGTATTGTCCGGCTGGTACGTTAGGTACTTGGCTAATCCAACCAGTCGTTGGTGCTACTGTTCCCGATGTTCCTTGTGCATAGGTGATCGTGGTACTGCGAATACCGACACCATCCTTACCAGCGATACCATTGTTCCCGTCGTTACCATCTCTAGCAACGTAGGTTTTCTGATAGCCGGTTTCGCTGGTGTTATCCGTATAGGTCCAGACTGTCTTAGTCCAAAACCATTGCCCTTTTACTAACGCCGGTGGGTTTTGATACCATGACGTAGGTGGTACAGTTTCGGATACAGATAATCCGTATAGAACACTTGTGTTTCTAATGCCAATACCATTTTTACCGGGAATACCATCGTTCCCACGGTCTCCCTTAGGTCCTTGTTCCCCCATCTTAGCGACAGAATACCCTTGTTCGCTCGTACCGTCTGAATAGAACCATGTTGTTCTAGTCCATAGGTATTCACCGGGGTTGACCGTTGGAATGTCTGGTGACCATGTACCGTCCTCGAATACGATGTTTTTAATCCATGTCGAATTATCAGCTTTGTAACCATTAACACGGATATTGTATTCGCCAGTCGGGCGGTTGTGAGTGTATCTCGTACCATTAGCTGTGTTGCTATCAGAAATCACTACCCACGTACTGAAATTTGGATTGACAAGCCAAATCGTAGCGTTGTCACTCGATTGGTTTGGATTGTGCTGACTGGTAAATGTGCCATTAGTTTCGGCAGATAAGATGTAGGTCTTACCTTGTTCTAACCGAACTTTGAAATCAGTAACGACGTTGTTATCAACGATTGACCGATTAGGCTTAATCTCGTTAGGGAAATTAGCCACCACAACCCCAGACGGTTTATTAACACCGTCCGCTGATTTCGCATAACGTAGCGTGGTGTTTACTAGCCCCACGCCATCTTTTCCCGGAAGGCCATCATCACCCTTAGAACCATTCTGTGGGATGTATGTTTTCTGGTATCCAGTTTCACTAGATAAGTCCGTATACATCCACTGTGTCTTAGTCCAAAGGTATTTACCTTTAACCAAAATTGGCGGATTGGAAGTCCAGCTCGTAGGCATGGTGGTTTCATTGTCGCTCATTCCATAAGTGATAGTGGTAGATTTCAAGCCTACACCGTTTTTCCCGGGTAAGCCATCGTTACCTCTATCGCCTTTTGGGCCTTGGTCGCCTTTGTCTCCTTTTGGTCCGGGAGTACCATTTCTACCGTCTGAGACGTTTAAAAAAGTAACTTCTTCTGAAGCTACTTCTTTGTTATCTACCCATGCGGAAACCGTCAACGCTGTCGGTTGGGTAATCTGTGACGCTACCATGTCGTAGGTCATACCCACGTATTTTATGACACCGTCAATTACGAAACGCCACGTTGCATTAACAGTTTTATCGCCTTGTTTCAAGATTGGTCGAACAGTCGAGCGACCAACACCGTTTTTAAACACTGTACCATTGGTGGTTGTGATCTCGACACGATACGGCAAGGCCCTTGCTGCGATTTCATCAATACGCTGTTGCAAATCGTTGGATGGTTTGTTGACAATTTTACGGTAATTCGAAAACACAACCGAGTTATTCAACGGCATGTCAAAGCTAACCACCATTTCAGTAACACGAGCTTCGAGGGCTAGACCACCCCTAAAATTATTATTGATAATTTTAACAGTGTCGCCTAAATTAATGTCTTTATAGTTTTCCATGAAACTAGAGTGAACATCCACCGTGTAAGTCAATAACGGATAAGCGTATTGCTTAATGGTACGTAATGCGTAGCCTTTAAGTGAGTTAACATCCTTGTATTCAGTTTGGAAGTCCTTGCGTGTCCAGTTATCAGCATTATCTGGATTCATGGTAGATGGATAGCGTTCCCGTGAAAGTGGAGCGAACACATAACTACTGCCTTTTCGTGAGTAAAACTCTACTTGTCCTAACTCGTTCTTTTCCTCAAACTCGACACTCTCAAGGTTAACACCATCCGCACCGGTAAATACACCAGCATTGAATAGCTGGGTCTTATCACTCGTGACCTGTACGCCCTTGAGTTCATTTTGATAATGTAACACCACATCCCCACGAGCCTTACCGATACCGTGGTGGTTTTCGTCTGGGATTTGGTAAATATCGATAGTAAAACGCTTGATTGTCCCATCTCGGTTTAATTCGGTACGGAAGGCAAATTCAGCATCGAATTTAGACATGAGACTGTGTAATTGTGCCAGTTTTGTATCTTGTGGCTCAAATTCAAGCGTTCTTGTTTTATCAGACACCTCGTTAACGCCAATTTCAAGATTTGTAAACCCTAGAATTTCAAGGTGTTCTAAGTACCATGCAATATTTTGAGCCCCGTTGCTTTTAAGGGCTACTGACTGCTCTTGTGCCAGTTCGAGATTGGTGTTATTACAAGTGACTTGGAATGAAGTGTCATTTTCGACAAGTTGCGACACATAGAAAACTTGATAAGAGTTATCGTAATAGAACGAAACAAACATATCATCGTTGATATATTTAACGTCTTCATGCAGTTTTCCGTTTACGATTTTCGGAATTGTGAAATCGAATGTGCTAGTTGAATATTCAAGGTACGGATGCCACTGACTGTTGGAATAAGGCAACATGCCAGGAACGTTGTTATTCAACGCACACACCTTACGCATGTTCTTGTCATGAATCCAAATTTGCATTAAATGAAACGCTCCTTCCATGTGATTTCAATAGTCGGGTCAGTCCTTGTCCAACTCGATGTGTAGATGTCGATTTCTGTTTCACCCGTACCAATACTGAATGGCTCGGATAAGTAAGTTAACTCATTAGACGCTGGCAAGTTATCAACCAAGGTTTTACCTTTAGCCATGTCAATTTCAAGGATAGAACCCTTACGGAAACGGTTAGGAATATCTTCTTCCTTGTTAACGTAGTCCTTACGATAAACGAAGCTATCCAGATACATGTGGGTTACAAGCGGTGCATCACCGATGCCAAAGAAACCAATATTGATTTTAGCTGACTTCTTCCCTTTGATCTCTGGAATCTTAAACTTAGGATAGCCGCCTTGGTAATAAAACTGTATTTCATCATCAAAGCGTTGCATATCTGCCCATCCTTGCGGTTCGTTGAATGGGTTTTGCGTCATGACATGCGTGCCCCAAAATGATTTTCTGTCTAGTGTGCGATAACTACCATTGCCATCGCTGGCAAGAAAACGATACTCACACCCTAGCCCGTTGACGTGCTTAAGGGTTTCCACTCCATATAGGAACGTACCGCTTTCATCCGTTACAGATATTTTGATATAGCCACATTCGTTAGAACCACCTAGCCAAAAAATTTGTCTCCACCACATATATTCATACAGCGAGCCTTTTTCTCGGTTGCTATCCGCTGGAATATCCCATGTAATTGAGCTGCCACGTAGCAAGGTTGAGCCACTACCTCGATTGGTTAAGGCAATGTGTGGTCTGCCCCATGCGTTATCAATCGCAAGTGTTCCATTCGAACTTTGCAAGTTGTCGTTGAAACGCCCTTGGTTTTTAGCACCGACTGCAAAACCATTAGTGATCCAGTTATTAGAAACGTAGTCAAACAGAATTTCAGATTGCTTGACCGTCCGAGTGTCTACCTCGTTAGGATTGCCAATCTCGTAGCTTTCGCTGGATGTCTTCACAATCCCAACCCAACCATTATCCGAGTTAAACTTCAGTTTAATATCTGGGTAAGTTTCAGCCGTACCAAAGTTCTTTAAAGTCACCTTGTAATGTCCAGTAGATACCTTTTTAATGCTACCGTACTTTGTTTCACCATCGCTACTTACTAGGGCTTGTGCTTTGTTCTCGCCGTAGCTTTTTGGAACATCGAACGTAACCGTTACTGTTGCGGTAATCGGTGCCGTGTTCTTATCCACGGTAAGCGACGCTTGACCGGACGGGATAGCCTCCCAAACCTTGTTAGGTTCATCGCCAAAAATTAATGGTTTCGGTTTATCTACATTCAGGTATCCGCCCAGCGTTTCAGCGATGGTATTAAAGTAGTCGTAGTTTCCAACCAAGGTAAACGATACTTGAATTTGCTTGACTGACAAGGTGCTATAGAGGAATTGTTGACCGTAGCGTCTACGCCCTTGGTCTTGATAGTTATTGTTGAAATTCGATGCCACGTTTTTTGTGACATCAACTGGAACGGTACGCCCTTGCCCTTCATTGAATAATTCGGTTAAGTTTTTACCGTCAAAAATTACTGACATTCCTATCAAATAATGCTACCTCCTAGCAACGCTTGTCTGCGTTCATAATCGTTTGTTGCTTTCGTCATGAACGGTGCGAGACCGTTTGACACGCTTCTACCATCGATGATGTTTCTAACTTCGATTGGGTTAGAACCGTTGGTTACCAACTGACCGAGTAGGTCAATCATGACATCTAACTTGCTTTCTAGCACAGAAACACGCTCACGGTCTGAAGTGCTATCGTGATTGCCTTGTGGGGCATCGCCAGCAAAACGTGCCACTGCTTCAGTAAGTAATTGCCACGCTCTACCACGTTTGGCAATATCGGTAGGGATGACATACTCCGGCATGTCGCCTTCAGCCAATTCATAGACACCATTCTTGTGGACTAGACCACCGTTAGCGTAGCCATGCCCGTGTCCGATAACCGCAAGCATATTACCACCGTAACGAGATTTCGCATAAGCGATACCAGCCAAAAGGTTATCATATCCGTTGAAGATGTTTCCATGACCTTTATGCTTGAATGAATTAAATGTACTGGATGTTGTTTGTACCAAACCTTTGGCAAGGTCTCCAGTCAAGGTGTTGATATCGACATATCCACCTTGGACGGCATTAGGGTTACCGCCAGACTCACTTTGAATTTGTCGCAACCAAGCCCCGACGTATTCTTGAGTGGTAGGCAATCCATTGGCTTTCAGTGCTTTTTCAACTGAATCACGCCAACGAGAAACGCCAGTCCCTTGTGGGTTATCTTCACCGCCACCCGCTGGGCTTAGCAATGGACCAAGAGTTTTCTTAATCCAGTCAAACATGCCCCCAACTTGGCGTTTAATCAACGTTTGAAGTGGACTGTTACGGTCTTTAAGTGGTTTACTATTGTCTTCACCACCGCCACCGCTATCACGCACCCCAAAATCAAGGAACGTAGCAGCGTTAGAGATATGACGGCCAGCGTATTGGTGATACTGACCATTGCCACCGTAGTTGTACTCTTCACCGTCGTAAGTGTCGCCATGTACTGCCGTTACAAAGTCAACGTGGTTACTTGAAACCGGACCGCCAGTGTAGACTGCTACCGTACCCGGTTTAGGTCTGCTTAAGTGTGGCACGCTGGCAGAAATCCATTGGTTCCCGTTACCAAGGTGACTAAACAAGCTAGGTTTTACACCAAGGTTTGCCAAACGGCTGGCAACGAAAGATACACACTCACGGTAGAAGTAACCCCAAGGGTCAGCACCAGCATCTTTAGCCTTATCTTTGAATCGGTAGTCATCACCTTTAGCACCCATTGCCACTGTGCCTTCATCCATAGAAGCACTGGCCATAGACCAAAGTTCTTTCCACCAATTCTTAGCTTCTTCAACTGGTTTCTTATACAAGGCGTTACCGAGTGGGTTAAACATACCAGCTAACTTATCAGCATTAGGGCTGAATTTCTTAGCCAATGATCCAACTGGGTCTTTAACGACATCGGTGACAAACTCAATCATTTTCATGAACTTGTCGACACCGTTTTTCATTGTGTCCCAAACTGAGCCGGCAACGTTAGTAGCCGTATCCCAGATTTTAGACCAGAAACCAGTACCTTTTGCAAACGCTCCATGTTCAACGCCCATAAGCATTGCTAGTTCACTAGCATTGATTACTTCCGAACCAGCTGGCAAGAGGTATTCGACATTGCGACCTTGCGGCAAGAATGACTTACCATTAGGCAGAATGACCATTTCTTGGTTGTTAGTCTCTGGACTATCGTAGCCGTCGTTAAGCGTAGCTAACGTAGGTTTGGTGATTGGGTTTCGGTATGAGCTAAACATACCAGTACCACCGGCAAACTTAACTTTTGGAATTTTAGAAATAGCTTCTTTGCTACCACCAAAATCAGAAATAAGTTTGTTGATACCGTCAATACCAGCGTTTGGGAGAGCGATGACAGCGTTGATACCATCGCCAGCAAGTTTCTTCATACCGTCCCACATTTCGCCAAAGCCTTTTTTCACGTTATCCCAAGTATCTTTGAAGAATTTAGCGATGTTGGTTAAGGCATCCGTGATTAGTTTGGTAATGTTAACACCGAATTTTTCTTGTGTTAACGCTCCGATTTCATCCCATTTTTTAGATAGGAATTTCTTAGAGTTCTCCCAACCGTCAAACCAGTTTTTGTTAATGCCCTTATGGTGTTTGTCAATATCCTTACCAAGAGCAGTCATTGCTTCAGTGGCATTGCCCTTGATGTTCTCCCATGTCTTAGATGCGAACTTCTTGACATTCTCCCACTTTTCGCCCCAGTCTTTCTTAAGAGAGCTCATGTGTTTTGCAACGCCTTTAGCCATATCTTTGACATGGTCCACCGTGCTATCGACAAACTTCTTGAATGGCTTGTTATGCTTGTACATCAACTCAAAACCAGCGACTACTGGATTCGAGATTACAAGCAACTTCTTAGCAGTGTTGGTAAAGGCTTTGATACCTTTTTCACCACCGGTAAAGTAAGTCTTGGTCTTTTCAAAACCTTTCTTGGTGCTTTTGGTCATTGAGTCCATCGCACCCGTCCAAGTCTTCTTCATGCCATCCCATGTCTTACCGAGCCATTTACCAGCATTAGAAAAACCGTCTTTGATAGTTTTTACAATACCATCAACGAATTTCTTGAATTTTTTATTGTGCTTGTAAATTAAAGCGAATGCTCCAGCAATAGGATTGGCGATAAATAAAAGGACTTGTTTCCAGTCCTTTTTGAAGAAATCAATGATTTTACCAAAGATTTCTTTGGTCACTTTGAAGATTTTATCAAAGGCTTTCTTAGCAGCATTAAACATGCCGTCTACAAAGGCTTTGAATTTCTTGTTGTGCTTGTAAAGTAGCACTAGGGCAGTGATAGCCGTAGTTACCGCAACCACAATCAGACCGATAGGGTTGGAAGCCATCGCTAGGTTCAATACTTTTTGTGCCGCGGTCATACCGACGGTGGCAGTTCTCCACGCATGAATACCTTTGACCACTGCCGTGATACCCATAGCAACTTTAGAGCCTACAAAATAAGCAGCGAATAAAGAACCGACTGTTTTAATAGCCGTTTTATGTTTGGCAATACCACCTAATGCCTTAGATAGTGATGTGACTGGACCTTTCGCCTTCTTACCGTTGCCGGTCATGAGGTTGAATGCACCAGCGACACCTTTAATCATATCAACGGCAACTTCCCAGACACCACCAGCAAAGTCTTTACCAATGCTAAAAACTGCACCTAAACTGTCTTTAGTTTCCTTGAAGAAAGCTACAATTTTAGGGGCGTTGTTAGCGATGCTCTTACTAAGATTATCGACAAACTTATTGAGACCGTCCATTAAGCCATTAAGTTTATCTGTACCATCACCGAGATTAAAGACTTTAGAAAAGGCATCCATGATAGTGCCTAGACCTTTGGAAACGTGTTCCCCTAAATCTTTAAATTTAGTTTCAGTGTTAGGGTCAGCAACCCAATTCCCAATCTGTTGCAAGAATGGGTTTTTCATTTTGTCGATTGGGTCACGGAACGCTGCAACCACTGCCGGCATACGAGACTGAATAGTTCTTTCAAGACCGCCGATAGTAGTTGAGAAGTTAGCTGTCGCATCCTTGTATTTGTCTTGCAACTCAAACAAGGCTTTTTGTGCCATTTCAGCGGTAATCTTACCGTCTTTTTGGAGTTCCGCATATTTATCTGCGGTCATGTCTGCAATCCCAAGCTCTTGTGCAGCGACTTCTTTAAGTTGGTTTTTCATTTCTGGAAAGACATTGATGATTGACATCATGTCTTGCCCTTGAACCTTACCATTGGCAATCATTTGAGCCCACTGAGTAGCAAAGTTTTCCACGGCTGCATCGGTCTGACCAAACGCATCTTGCAATGTCAAGATGGCTTGTGTTTGTTGCTTGGTCAACTCGGTGTTGTGGGTTACGGCATAGAATTTCTGGTTCATACCGTCAACCATTTCGGTTGAGTTAGCTGCCGCTTGTGCCATTTGGTTGGTCATATCGACCATCTTCTTACCTTCTTCAGCGTTTCCGGTAAGCGTTAACCAAGTGGCATTCATGGTTTGTTGGTATTTAACGTATTCGGCACTAGACTGTGCGATTTCGTCAAACTTACCCTTGATAGCTCCCAATGCGTTTTGGAAACCGTTGCTGATCAAGTTAGCGGCAAACGTAGCCCCGAAGATACCTTTTAGGCGTGAGGTTTTCGTTTCAGTCTCGCTGACTTCACTTCCCAGACGTTTAAAGCTATCTTTCAAGCGACCAATGAACGTGCTAGAACGTTGGCTTTGTTCAATCTCATCGTTCAGTCTATCGGCAGCATTACGAGCATGAGCCAAACTAGTAGCCGTTTCATCCAAGCGCCTACGCTGAACGAGGTATTCTTCAGAGGTTTTACCAGATTGGCGAGCGACACGCTCAAGCATATCTTTCTGTTTCTCATACTGCTTGTTTAAGTTAGTAATCGAACTCTTGTATTGCTTAAGCTGTTCTTCCCTCGCTTCGTCCTCTTTGCCTTCAGCTTTCAAGCGTTTCACGTAGGCTTCAGACGATTCATTTTGCAGTTTGTACTGTTTCTGTAATTCAGCAAGCCCAGACCTATGGTAATCTAGGCTATTTTTGGCTTGCCTTTGTTGATTTTCCAACGATGCCAAACGTGTAGTCGCTTGGTCAATCTGTTGTTGGTACTTAAGGTACTGTTCAGCGGTTTCGGCAGTGCTCCCTTTAAGTTGGGACTGCTCTTGTTTCAGTTTCTCAATCTTACGTTGTTGGTTTTGGATAGCGTTGCCCAAACCATCGTACTTAGCTTGTGCTGCTCCCAAATAGTCACCGGCACTACGCATTTGGCTTTCTTGTGCCTTCCACGCGTTAGTAGAGCTATTGACTAACTGAGTTAACCGCTTAATCGAGTTAGCCGCTTGTAGCGTGTCTAAGGCGATTTCCGTGGACATGGTAGCTTGTACTTTTGCCACGTATTATTTTTCCTCCTTTCCTTAAAAATTAGAGTAAAGATGTTGGGTCAACCATTCTATCTTCTTCCTCTTTGGCATTTAAGATTTTCATTAGCTCGTAATAGTCAGTGTCGTAATACTGATCTAGTGTCCACCCAAAACCTTGGATTGATTTCTTAGCAATGATTTTTAAATCTTCAATGCGATTTTCTAAATCAAAAATCTGTTCGCCTTTAGATTTTAGTCTTTTGGGTCAGTTTCACCAGCGGCGTTTTCAAGTTGTTCGTCTGTCAATCCGTACATGTAGCCCACCAATTTTTCGGCAATCTCTTGTGTACGCTCATTGTCCAAATCAAGCAATTTGTCATAGGCTTCGTCATCCAACTTGAGAACAGCACGGATAAAACCAAGCATTTCTTTGAAAATTGTGAAGCTCGCTTGTGCTTGCTCTTGCGTGTCGCCTTCTTCAACGGTGTCGCTGATTTTAAGCACGGCAAGTTGGTACTCATGCATACGCAAGACATTACGATTGCTTGTAGCTACTTCAAATGCCTTCTTACTGATTTCTGGGATTTTAATAGTTTTGATTTTCATTTATCTTTACTCCTTTAACACAAAAATAGAGATCAGGCCATGAGCCCGACCTCTTGCGAATTATTAAATGCTGTTTGAAGCGGCAGGAAGGACATAGCCACCGAATACTTCTTTGAACATGTTAGCTTTATCAAAAGTAGATGAACCAGAATAGTATTTCTTGTAAGGCTCGTTGCCGAACGCATCCGCTGACAAGGCATTGAATGTCATGTTATCGTCTTGGCGAGTTTGAGCAGTATCAGTATCGGTTGCAACGTTTTGAGTTGATTCTTGCATGATACCGTTAGCAAAACCAAAGAATACTGAGTGTTTGCGGTCAAGTGTTTCAGATTCAATCAACACCGCTGTATGTGGTTTTTCACCGTCCATAACGTAACCACCCTTACCGTCTGGTTTGAAACCAAGCATTTTTTGTTTGATTTCAAAATCAAGGTCGTTGAAGTCGAATGCTACTGTTGGTGAACCCGGTGCAATCATTACATCTTGTACTGAGTTGTTTCCGGGCACTTTAGTCGCTTGACCTTCCAAGTTGGAAATGTTAGCGGTACGAGTACCAAGCATTTTAGAGTCAACTTCGATTACACCGTCTGTCGATAGGCCATCAGCGCCTTTAAGTAGTTTTTGGGTTTTAGGGTCAACCAAAGCAAGTCGAACCATTTTCAAACCTACAATTGCCATATAGTAATTTCTCCTTTATTGAATTAATTTATCGAGAGCAACAAAAAAGACCGCCGTGATCTGCAATGTATCGGGGTCTATGCTATGTTCTCTCATATCTGTAATTGAGTAGTGTTCAGATTTTAGGAATTTCAGTAACTCCATTTCAAAGGCTTCGATATCAAAATCAATATCAGCCTTGTAAAAAATCTGGACTTCTACTCTATCCGTTTTTCCGAAAAAGGTATTATTCCCACTCAAATCAAGGGATGGATTGCTTTCGGTGAGCAAAACGATTGTCTTATCGGTATTTTCTTCGAGCTCTTTAGGTAAGTTGTTTGCATATACTTCGCTTATTTCACCAAATTCTTTGCCGTCAATGAGCTCTTTTAGTTTTACGGTTGCTAACACTTAATCACTTCCCTCCTTTTCTTCGAATGAGTTTCTCATATTCCTCTTTTTCTGCCAATAGCACTTTCTTTTGAACGCTGCTATCGTTTTGGACATTGGTAACGAAATGATCAGCACGGTATTTCTTGGTGCCGTCATTTAATCGTCTGGCATTTTGAGCGTGGTAGTTGTTTTTCCAGCCTACGGTTGCCACACCGTTCTTTCTGCCATCCGCATTCGTGGATTGGACAGATAAACCGTCAGCCATGTGCCCATACTTCAAATGTTTTTTATTTGAGTAGTGTTTCTCCTTAGTAACCTCTTCCAGTTCCTTTTGAAACACCTTTGCGCCAGCGGTTGTAATTTTAGCTTGTTCCGCTGGTGTTAAATCACCAATGCTAGCCACTGTTTCAAGCCAGCCCTCTAGTGCTTTGTCAAGCCCTACCATAAGCTATCACCCAACTTTCTTGTGCTTTCTAAGTGTCAGAAAGTCGTAGCGATTAAGCCCAAAGTTTTCGTTTGGACTAACACGCACAATATCATACTGAGTGCCATTTAGGACGGCCACTTGACCTTCAATCACTTTAGCATTGTGGCGAATAACAATCACTCGTGTATCGCTTTCGCCATTCTGTTGGGCTAAATACTCTTGATTGAGTGTGCGAGTATGGGGTTTATAATGCAGCGTAAACTGTTTCACGAATTTCGGAACACTCACACCCGTAAACTTGTTAGGGGTGCTTTGGTATGTACCAAAATCAGCTTTAAAGCGAAAGTCTGAGGGTAAATATCTAACTTTAGGCATTAGTCACCTCTTTCTTCACTGTACGTTGCGTATAAGCCCCTTAATTGCCCGATTATGCTATTCAATGTGAGATTGATAGGATAAGTCACTGTGTCCGTTAGAGCCACTCTATAGGTGAAATATGAGCTTGTGAGGGCTATTACAGCCGTGTCATATAGAGATTCCACACTTTCAAGGTCGTAGAATTTCTGATCACTACCGACTGCATTGATAATGTACTGTTGAGCCGATTCAATGTAAGCTGGAATGAGTGCAGTGTCGTCTGTCTCATCCAGATTCAAGGTCTGCATGATGGTTTCCTTAGATACACTCATTGCTTACCTCCTAAATTAAGATCCGGCAGTAAGATTAGCTTTTTGGTCAGCAATCGCTTTGAATGACGCTGGCACAAACGCTTCTTCATCCGTTTTAACAACATCGAAACGGTCAATAACACGTACTTTAGTAGTGTCAGTTTCGAATGCTCCACCACCGATATTAGTAGAGAGCAATGACAAGTGTTGACGGTCAAAGAGTGTCACCGCTTGTTTCAAGTCACCAAAGTAAAGTGGCATAGCTCCAGCTGCACCATTAGCGAGCCAGCGGTCAGAAACTTCTTTAACTGCGAAACCATCGATTGAGTAGCCAGTTGGTGATTTTACATCACGTTCCAT